AAATACGCTCACAACAACAACTTACAAAACACGCATGAACTCTATGGTCGGTCATCAATTCTATGGTCGGAAATTCCGCCCCCTAAAGGGGGGGCGGAATTATCCGACCAATGTCCGGAGGGCGTCGCGATGAAGGGTCTCTCCCCTACCCAACGAACGCTTCGGGCGTTGCGCGAACAGGGACTGGTCTGCGCCATCGTCGAAAAGTGGAACCCCTACGGCGGCCCTCACGGCATCCGCCAGGACCTGTTCGGCATCATTGACGTTCTGGCCCTCGACCCTCAGCGCGGTGTCGTGGGCGTCCAGTCCACCGGCAACGACTTCGCCGGCCACCTGCGCAAGCTCACCGAAGAACGGGCGCAGGAATGCCTGGATTGGCTTTCAACCCCCGGCACCGCGCTCGAGCTCTGGGCCTGGCGCAAGGTGAAGGCCCGGCGCGGCGGCAAGCTGCTCCTCTGGCAGCCGCGCATTCAGGTCCTGACCAAGGATGATTTCAAACCCCAACCCCAAGGCGTAACGACGTGAAGCAAGAGTTTCGAGAAGATTTGATGTCCAGGAACCGCGACCTGGTTGACGCCCGCAATCAGGACTTCGACTGGGAGCAGCTCTACGAGCGCCTCGAAGAGGACGCGACCAGCGGGCAGAACGATGCCAGGCTATCGGAGACGGTCGTCCGCGTGCTCCAGATGCTCCTGCCGCCGTCCGGCCGGCGCATCCAACCGGAATCCCTCGGGATGCGGCTGATCGCCCTGGCCTGGGTCCTGAGCCCCGGCTACTTCGAGGGCAGTCCCTCCGTCCGCAAGCTCGCCAAGCGTTGCGGCGTCAGGATTGCGGCCCTGGCCAACTACACGGGTTACTACAGCCGCCTGCTGGGCTGGCGCAACCGGGGCCAGCGCCACGCGTGGAACTGGCGTCCGGAGGGGAAGCCGACGCATCGCGGCGGAAGGTCGAAATCGAAGTTGAAGCGTAACGTTCCCGCTTCGAGAAAAGCGCCTGCCTCAGACGGCGAGAGCGCGTCGGGCAAGGCCAGTGGCGGTGTCGCCCCTTTCGACAAATGAAAACGCACGAGAACCGGCAGAGAATGAACGAGACAACCCAGAGAACACCGCTGGCCGTCAGCGGAAGGAATCTTTTAACCCTCCCCGGTGGTCAGGAGGTGTGGCGTCAGCCCTGAAATCACGCATGAACGAACGAAAACCGAAAAAACGCGCTGAAGTTCCGGCAGAAGCCTCGGGACCGGCGGTGAATTGTGCCTATGACGAACTGGTCTCGCTGGAAAAGCTGGTGCCCAATCCACGCAACCCGAACCAGCATCCGCAGACGCAAGTGGCACTGCTGGCGAAGGTCATCGCCCACCAGGGCTGGCGCTCGCCCATCGTGGTGTCGAAGCGATCGGGCTTTATCGTGTCGGGCCACGGCCGCTACGAGGCGGCCAAGGCGCTCGGCCTTTCCAACGTCCCGGTGGACTACCAGGACTTCCCGACCGATGCCGATGAGTGGGCGCACTTGGTTGCCGACAATCGGCTGGCGGAATTGGCGGAGGCCGACAACGCGGCCTTGAAGGAAGTGCTTGCCGAGTTGAAGGCGGGTGATTTTGACCTCGAGGTGGCCGGGTTCGACGCCAATGCGCTGGCGGGCCTGCTGGCCGATCCGCCCGAACCGACGCCCCCGGAGGACTTCACCGCCGTGGATGAGAACCTGCCGACCGAGTTCCAATGCCCCAAATGCGGATACCGGTGGAGTGGCAAGCCGTCGTGAGCGCGCCGAACCCCAGCGCTGAACTGGCCGCGCTCCGCCGGGCCATCGACGCCGTTGATGAAGCCTTGGCCGGGTTGCTCGCCTCACGGGTATGCCTCTCGCATCAGGCGCAGGAACTCAAGGCGCGTGCCGGACTGCCTGTCATCGACCGGCGGCGCGAACTCGAAATCCAGCACCGATACGAACAACGATGGCATGGTGCGGCCACCGTTGCCCGGTCAATCCTCAGCCTGTGCCGTGAAAACTGACAAGCCGTCATACCGCGTCCCGACCATGACCGAAATCGCCGCCGTGCCGCTGAGCGGGTTGCGGGCGGTCTCGACTTTCAGCGGCTGCGGCGGTTCGTCGCTCGGTTATCGGATGGCCGGCTTCAAGGTGGTATGGGCGAGCGAGTTCATTCCGGCGGCGGCGGAGGTTTACCGAGCCAACCATCCGAATACGATTCTGGACACGCGGGACATCCGGAAGGTCGAGGCGCAGGACATCCTGGCGGCCACTGGCTTGAAGGTTGGTGAACTCGATCTGCTGGACGGCTCGCCGCCGTGCGCCAGTTTTTCGACTGCCGGCAAGCGGGAGAAGCACTGGGGAAAGGCCAAGAAGTACTCCGACACGGTCCAGCGGGTGGATGACCTGTTCTTCGAATATGTCCGCTTGCTGGATGGGCTGAAGCCCAGGGTATTCGTCGCCGAGAACGTCAGCGGTCTGGTGAAGGGTGTGGCCAAGGGTTACTTCCTCGAGATTCTCGCCCAGCTCAAGGCGTGCGGCTACCGCGTCGCCTGCAAGGTCCTCGACGCGCAGTGGCTTGGCGTTCCGCAGGCGCGACAACGCACCATCTTTATCGGCGTGCGAGAGGATTTGGGCAAGGACCCGGTCTTTCCCAAGCCCCTGCCCTACCGTTACAGCCTGCGCGAGGCGTTGCCGTGGATCGTGCGCGGCAAATACGGCCCGGCCTGGAAGCCCGCAGACGTGCCCAGTCCCACTGTCAGCGCCGGGCTTTCCTACAATCCGAACACCAGCCACCAGGGACTGGAGCTGGTTGAGGCCCGCGTGATCCAAGGGCCTCAGGGGAACTGGTCGGGCGTGGGCAAGGACCTCACCGACCGGCCTGCGTCCTCCGTGCTTGCGACGCAGCCCATGTCGATGCTGGTCGAGACCCAGTTGAAAGGCGGCACGGGAGCAGCCTTCGAGCAGAAAGGCCAGGCGTTCGACCTCGACCAGCCATGCCCGACCGTGCTGGGGACCAAGCCGAACCAGTTCGAGGTGGACATGACCCGCTTCGCCATCGGCAAGGAGTGGGACAAGCTCAAGCCCGGTGAAGCCTCGGACAAGTATTTCAACCTGGTGCGCCCGCATCCTGATGAACCATGCCCGACCATCTGCGCCGCGCACGGGCATCCGGGCGTGGCGTCGGTGACGCATCCGACGGAGAAGCGGAAGCTGACCATTGCCGAGTTGAAGCGCATCTGCGCGTTCCCGGATGACTTCATTCTGACCGGCACCTACTCGCAGCAGTGGGAACGCCTCGGGCGCGCGGTGCCGCCGGTCATGATGTTTCACATTGCCCGAACCATTCGCGATGAAATCCTCCTTTGAAGTCCCCAAGCATTGGACCTTCCGCAGCCGTGCGGTGGCGAAGCACTTCGACCAGCACGTGCGGGAATCGCTCCCGTGGTATGACCTGGCCACGAACGCGGTCGCCCATTTCGGCCGGCACTACATTCCGCGGAATGGCATCGTTTACGACATCGGCGCATCGACCGGCAACATCGGGCTCGCCCTGAAGGACACGCTTATCCAGCGCCAGGCGCGGTTCTTCGCGATCGAAGAAAGCCGGGAAATGGCGGATCGGTATGAAGGTCCGCCCCAGCTCGTGATCGCCGACGCGCTGTCATTCGACTACAAGCCCTTCGATTTTGCGGTGTGCTTCCTGGTGCTGATGTTTCTGCCGGTGGACGTTCGGGCCACATTCCTGCGCCAATTGCAGGGGCTGACGAAGCCAGGCGGTGCCTTGGTGGTGGTGGACAAGGTCCAAATGCCAGCAGGCTATGTCGGCACGGCCTTCAGTCGTTTGACGTTGCAGCAAAAGCTCGCGGTTGGGGCCAAACCTGACGACATTCTGCGCAAGGAACTATCCCTCGCGGGGTATCAGCGCCCGCTCGACCCGCTCCTGTTTCCGAAAGCTGCGCGAACGTTCTTTCAGGTGGGCGAGTTCGTCGGGTGGATTCTGCCGGCTCCTGACCGCTGATCATGGCTGACGCTGGCGCCATCACCATCGCCCAGCTCGCCCGCCTGTCCGGCCTGACGGACCGGCGGCTGCGGGAATTGGCCAGTGAAGGCTGGTTTCCGAAACCGGTCGAGGGCCACTATCAACTGGTCCCCACGATTCAGGGGCTGCTGCGTTACTACCGTGAGCGCGAGCAGTCGCGCATCCTGCAGGATGCCTATGACAGCATCGGCGCGTGCGCGGCGGCGACGGGTATTCCGGTTTCAACGCTCAAACAGGCCAAGCGCCAGGGCTGTTCGGCCTTTCGCGGCAGCCGGGTTTACCTTGCTCCGTTGCTGAGATGGATGTTCGAGTCGCCCGACCGCTCTCGCGTGAACTATGACCAGGAACGCGCGCAGCATGTGGTTCTGCAAAACGCCAAGCTGAAGGTCGAACTGCGCCAGTTGAAGCGCGAGTTAATCCCCGTCGATGAAGTTGCGCACCTGGGTGCGGAACTCGGCTCCGCAATCCGCAAGGTCATCTCGCGCCTGCACCGCACCGCCCCGTCCTTGGAAGGACAGAACGTGGCGGTCATCGAAGCGCGGCTGAAGGAAGAGGAAGACGACATCCTGAAGCAGTTGCACACGCTGGATGAGCGGCTGAACGGCTGGCAGCGGGCGGACTGATCGACACTGGACCCCATCCCGGTGCGCCCTCTAAGAGGTTCATCGGATGAAACCAAATACTGTTCCAGATACGGTCCAGGCGATCATCGCGCAAGCGGGCGGCCTGGGAATGCGTGGCGCCTTCCTTTACGTCGGCGCCCGTGACATCACCTACCGATGCGCCGAACCCAAAGGCGAGTATCGGTCGGGGCGACGGTCGGAGTTGGTACTGAAGCGCGGCCTGGGTTCGGTCTCCTTCGAGGTCGGCGTGAAGTTCAGGGTCAACGGCAAGCCGGGGCGAGACTGGACGATGGTCATCGCTTACGAGCCGAATGACACCTACACGGTCTGGCTGGTCGAAGGACATCGCCATCGCCAGATGGACTCGATGGTGCTGGCCTGCCACCGGGACGTTTACTGCGACACGCTTCAGTCGGTGATCGAGCAAACCTATGACGAAGCGATTCGAGACCGCAACCAGGGCTTTATTCCGCTCTCGTGATCAACTTCACCGTCAGCAAGTACGGGCACACGCGATTCTGGGCAGTGCGTGATTCGGTGGGCGAGCTGGTCTGCATCTGCGTGTATAAGCGCGGGGCCGTCGAGGTCGCTCGGCGGCTTCAGGCCGCCAATCGGCCCGCGCTGATGGAAACCGCCTCGCCCTGGCGCGCCGAGGCCGGGACCCGGATTTCCCTGGATTCCCTTGGACACTCTCAACGCTCCGCCGTAGCGAGGCTCACGTTGGGACAGAATGCACAACAAAACATCAACGGAGAAAAACATGAAGAGCAAAACCAAAGCAGTGAAAGAAGCCGAGGCGAAGGAAGAAACCCCGAAGGCCAAGCCAGCCAACGGGAAGTCTAAACCCACGCCGAAGGTCGAGACGCCAGAGCCGGACGTCGAAACCAGCGACCGGCTGCCGACCAGCCTCGCGGATCTGAAGGCGAGCAAGAGCGGGTTGGTGACGTTCCTGTTCCTGAGTGGGAAGGAAAAGGAGGCCATCGCCAAGGAGTTGCAGGCGGCGTTCAACGTGAGCGACGTTCAAGCCGTGAAAATTACCCGCCGCATCACCGGGCGCTCGCGGTTCTTCCAACGGGCATGGGAGCTGACCTTCGGACAGGAACTGACCAAGGCCAAGTAGGATCATCGCCCGCCGAAAAGGCCCCTCGGGAAACTGAGGGGCCTCTTTCGTGAGCGCGTTTGCTGCTAATCCGCCGCGAAAACCGCCGCAAACCGGTGCGAGACGCGCCGGAGTCGGGTCGTCAGGCGTAACGTTCGAACTGGGGTATGCGAACGTCTCGCCACCCGCTCGTGGAAGGTTTCTGCTCGGCCTGCAAACCCGCCGACCGCCGTCCCCCCTGGCAATGGTGCGAGGAACACGTCCACGTGGATGAAACCTCGCCGTTGCCCGGCCGCTGGCGCTCGGACGCATCCCCTTGGGTGCGGGCGGTGATGGAGGACTTCGCCAACAACACCGTGCGCGACATCGCGGTGCAGTGCGCGGCCCAGAGCGCCAAGACTCAGACCGTCATGAACTGCGCCTGCTGGGCGATCGCTGAGGACCCCGGGCCGGCAATGTGGGTGACGGCAACCAAGGATGAACTGCGGGACTTCATGCGCGACCGCCTGACGCCGACCTTCGAGGCCTGCCGACCGGTCAAAGAGCGCATGGCCGAGCCAACCCTGGCCGGCTTTGCTTTCGACGGCATGCCGTTCTACGCCGGCTGGTCGGGGTCGAAGGCGCGGCTGCAGTCGAAACCGATCCGCTGGTTGTTCTGCGATGAAGTTCGGAACTACGCGCCGGGGCGGCTCGAAATGGTCCTGAAGCGAACCCGCTCGTTTTGGAACTCGCGGCGGTTCCTGATTTCCACTCCCGGCACCAAGGGTGATGCCATGGACACCGCCTTCCGTGCGGGGGACCAACGGGTTTGGCACTTCGAGTGCCCGTCCTGTCATCAATCGCAGCCGCTGAAGTTTGAACAACTAAAGTGGGACTCGAATGACACCACCAAACCCGAGGGCAAATGGCGATTTGATGCACTGGCCGAAACGATCCGCTTTGAATGCGCGGCGTGCGGACACCGGATCAAAGACACGCCCATAGACCGTCGCTGGATTGAGAATCATGGTCGCTTCGTGCCGCAAAATCCGAACGCGCCCAAATCGAAGGTCAGCTACACCTGGAACGCGCTCCTGCCGCACTGGATTGAGTGGCGCTCGATCGTCGAGGAGTTCCTTGCGGCGGTAGATGCGATGCGGATCGAGGGGGACATCGAACCGATGTTCACCTTCGTGACCGAAACGCTGGGTGAGCCCTGGGACCTGGACCGCTGGTTGATCACCACAGACGATTATCTCCAGCAACGCAAGGGGGATTACGATTTCGGCGACCCGTGGCCGCTGGAGAAAACCCGCTTCCTGGCTGCCGACCGCCAGGCCCGCGGTGGCGAACATTATTTCTGGGTGGCGCGGGCGTTCGGCGCAGGCGGGGCAAGTCGGCTCATCGGATACGGACGCTGCAACACGACATCGGAACTGGAGGAAGTGCGTCGGCAACTGAACGTCCCGGTGGTCAACGCGATGATTGACACAGGGTTCAAGGCGTCGGAGGTGTATCGGTTCTGCATGGCCACGGGATGGAAGGCGATGAAGGGCGATGACGCGGAATGGTTCCTGAGCCAGGACCCGCGCACCAAGAAAACCGTCCGCCGGGTCTGGCGCAGGGTTCTGGTGGACCCTACTTTGGGGGCGCGCCGCGCCAAGGCCCGTCGGCATCTCCCTCTATTCCAGTGGTCAAACCCCGGCATCAAGGATCATCTGGCGCTGTTCACGCATGGCGTCGTGGGCCAGTGGAGCATCCCCCGCAAGACGGGCCGGGACTACATCGAACAGATGACCGCCGAAGTGCGGGAGGAGCGCGAGGACTCACGCGGTCGGGTAAAAGTGCTCTGGGTCCAGAAGCGCCGGGACAACCATTACCTGGATTGCGAACTGATGATTGACGCGGCGGCGATTATTACCGGGCATCTTCATCAATCTACTCCAGCGGCTCGAACAATTGGCGGTGCCTCGACTTGAAAAAAGGCGCTCCTGACGGGTGGGGACAGGAGCGCTGATCGCATTGCCGCGAACCCACTGTTTAGCCTTCTTACCTAACCCACCATTCGGCTCCGGCCCGGGAGGCAGTGGTTATCCCCGCCTTGGGGTGTTTCCGGGTCGATCAAAAGTTTGGTCACGTGAACCTCACTTTCTAGGCCACTTTGGCCACGTCACATTATGGATGATCCTGGCGGCCAGTCCAATGCAAGTTAGAACACTACCCGACGATTGAAGCGTAACGTTCCGACTTGGGCGTGACGGCACGTCCACGATTGGAAGTCCGGATGTTAGTCCGGGCGCTCAAACTGCAACTGGCTGGGGAGGAAACCCTCATCGGCGCACTGAACGCACTGGTGACCTCGAAATGGACCACCAGCGTGGTCAACGGCCAGACCATCCTTTCGACCAGCGAGGCGGGAGGGTCGGTCACGTTCACCTTTGACCGGGCTTACACCCCGGCCGACCTGGCCACCATGGCGGAGGAGGCGCTCGAATGGGTGAACACTTTGGCGGACCCGGAGAACCCTCCCCTGGACGTGGCCCGGTATAACCGTCTTCACCCAACCTTCCACAAGGCTGTCCTGTGATTCCTTTCCTGCGTCGCCTGTTCCCAGCTTCAGCACCCAAGCGGCCCTCGGGCATCCGTCCGCCCCAGGCGGCGAGTACCGCCGCACCAGTAACACCCGTCCGGCACTACTTCGAGGCGTTGAACACAGTCGATCACCGAACGCCCATCCCGGCAACCGGTCTCTACGTTCACCGGCTGCTGTCCAAGTTCAATCGGCTGCAACTGGCGAGCGTCGCTCGATACCTCTGGGACAACGTGGGGTTGGTCTATTACGCCACCGACCTGGTTGCCAACTACTCCACCCCGATGATTCCCCGGGCGGCGACGCTCGACCGGAAGTGGAATGAAGCGGCCAACAGCCTCTTCGATGAATGGGTGGACCGCGCTGACTTCACCGGGCGATTCGATTTCTGGGACTTGCAGCGCCTGTCTTCGTTCTACCTCGACACCGACGGCGAGGTGTTCGCTCTCTGGACAGACGAAGGCGGGTTGCCACAGATCCAGATGCTGGAATCCTGGCGGATCGACAAACCGACGGTGGCGGATGACCGCATCTTCGACGGGGTTCAACTCGACACACGGGGACGGGTGCTGGGCTACTGGCTGGACGGGCAGACCTTCCTCGATGCCAACGCACTTGTTCATCTATTTGACCTGGAACGCTACACCCAGTACCGCGGGATGAGCCCGATTCGACGCGGGGCGAATGACATGCGGGACGGCAATGACATCAAGGGGTTCCAGAAGGTTTTGTCGAAGCTCTCCACCGTCCTGACCCTTGCCATTCAGGGCGCACCCCTCGAGGAAAACCCGTGGGGCAGCCCACCCGAACCTGCGGGAGAAACCTCGACCGAGGATGAGACGCCCGCCGACAGCAACGAGAAACAGCGCAGCTTCACCGTGGCCGACCTGGTGGCGGGCGACATTCCCACCGTTCCGGAAGGTCACGAACTCAAACAGGTCAACACCCCAAGCGCCCCGGCCAACAATATTGAGGTCATCAGCTACCTGGCGGGCTGTTTCGTCGCAGGCCTGGGCCTGCCGCCAGCCTTCTTCCTGGATGAAAAGCTGACCGGCCCGAACCAACGAGCGGTCAACGGGAAGGCGCAGCGGAAATTCGACCGGCGCAAGCAGGTGGCGGCGCGGTTGGGCCGGGCGGCGTGGCAGCGGGTGATTGCCTCCGGGATTGCTTCCGGTGCGTTGTCATCGGTGGACGGTTGGGCGCGGTGCGATTTCATCGGCCCTTCTAAAATCACCATCGACGCCGGTCGGGAGATGGCCCAGGAGCGTGAAGATGTGGCGCGGGGCCTGATGACCCGGCGCGATCATTACGGCAACCGGGGGCGTTCCTGGCGTCGGGAAACCGACCAGGTCTTTGAGGAAATCGACTACATCCTCGACCGGGCGAAGGAGATTGCCAAGGAGCACGACATCCCGGTTGAAACCGTCATGGCCAGCTTCGGCTTAAATGCCACCAAAGGCGCACCAGCGGACGGCGAGAAGGAGATGAAGCGTAACGTTCCGAACTCGGGCGACGATGCCGAACAGTCTTCCGATGATGCTGGCAACACAGGTGCCGATGATTGAGGTGCGAGCCGCGCAGGCGCTCCTGCGCGAAGTCCTGCAACCCGCACTGGGCGAGCCTGAGTCCTGGCGCAAGGCGCGTCAGGCGCTGGCCCCTCGGTCCTCAGTCGAGGGCGGCATCGGCGTGCTTGAAATCAGCGGGGTGCTCGCATACCGCCCCGATCTCGGGGAAATGTTCTTCGATGGCTTCGAAGACAGCGCGGAAGTGCTGTCCGCCTTTCGCCGCCTGGAAGCCGATCCGGAAGCCAAGGCCATTGTCCTGAACGTCAATTCCCCCGGTGGGTTCAGCGTGGGCGGCGCGGAAATCGCCGACGCCGTTTTCAAGTCGTCCAAGCCCACGGTGGCCTGGGTGGGTGGCCTGATGTGCAGCCTGGCTTACTGGATCGGTTCGCAAGCCGGGGCGGTGATTTCGACGCGCAGCGCCATGGTCGGCAGCATCGGGGCCTACGTTTCGGTGGTGGACTACCACCGGATGCTGGCCAATGCCGGCATTGAAGTGAAGGTATTCCGTAACAAGGAAGGGACCTTCAAAGCGGCGGGAATGCCCGGCGCGGCAATCACGGACGAGCACGCCGCCGAGTTCACCCGCCAGGCGCAGCGGTCCTTCGATGTTTTTCGTGCCGATGTCCTGCGCGCCCGCAATGGCATCCCAGATGAGGCGATGCAGGGACAGGTGTTCGACGGCCAGCAAGCCAAGCGGCAGGGCTTGGTGGATGCCTTGGGCGACCTCGAATACGCCAGGGCGGTGGCCCGCCGACTGGCTCGTGGCCGGTCCGGCTCGGACTGAAGCGTAACGTTCCCACTCAAGCAACGAAGCGATGACCTATGTCTGAAAAGATCAACATCCCGGACCAGGAAGACATCCTGGCAACCAATGAACGGCTGACCGCCGAGAACCGGCGGCTTACGGCGGAACTGACTGCCGCCAGTGAATTGCTCGACACCGCCCAGAAGCAGGGCACCGAGGCCACGCAGCGCGCCGACGCGCTGGCCAACCGGGTCAGCACCCTGGAAATCGCGGCCAAGACCGCAGGTGAGGAACTCGCCCGGGTGAAAGGCGAGAACGCCGAGCTGACCGCCAAGATGGCGGACTTCAACAAGGCGGTGGCTGCGGAGGTCCTGAAGCTGGGCCTGAACCCCAAGGCTGCCAGCCACAAGGAAACCCCGTCCGACGCCGATCTGACGCCCACCCAGCGCGTGCTGGCTGCCAAGGGCGTCCGTTCGATTGCCGAACTCAAACCGCAGTCCTGAACCAACCCCTCAGCCGAACACATTTATGCCGACGACCATCAGCGATCTCTGGATTCCCGACATCTGGCTCCAAACGATGCGGGAGAAGCAAGCCACGTTCCCCGTGTTGCTCAACTCGGGCGTGGTGGTGGACAACCCGAAGGCTGCGGAACTGGCCTCCGGCCCCGGTGAAGTCGCCACCATTCCGTTTTTCAAAGACATCACCGACCAGGATGACGAAATCCAGGTTGAGAATGCCGAGCCTGCGGTGGACAACAAAATCACCTCGGGTCTGATGAAGGCGGTTGCCTGCAACCGGGTGTGCAAGAGTTCTGCCACGGCTTTCTCTGCGCAGCTTTCCGGTGAGGACCCGGTGGGTGAAATCAGCGCCCAGATGGTGCAGCGCCGTCTGAAGCAGCGTCAGAAGACCCTGCTGGCGATGATCCGAGGCGCCTTCGGTTCGGCCGGGGCGTCAGGCGTCGCCGCGCCGTTGCAGGCGGTGCGGGTCGATGCCTTTGACGAGTCGGGGAATGACGCCACCGCAGAGCAGCTCATGGGGGTTGAACTGTTCATCAACGCCAAGAGCCTCATGGGCGAACTGGCCGACGACCTGATGGACGGCGCGCTTTGGATTCATCCGACCGTGCTCGCCGCGCTCGAGCTGGCGGACGAGACCAGCTTTGACAAAGCCTCCCGGGGGCCTTGGACGATCCGCACCTATCGCGGCATTCCGATCTATGTGTCCGAATCCCTGGTGCGGGCGGGTGCCACCAGCGGCTATGTCTATGAGACGTACCTGCTGGCCAAGGGGATCGTGGCGCGTGGCGAAAAGCCGCAGAAAACCGACGTGGTTGATGTGGCCGCGCTTCAGATGGAGAAGAAATTCGGGCTTAACAACGAGATCATCTACGACCGGACCCGGTTCGTGCTGCACTTGAACGGCATGAAATGGGTGGGAACGCCCGCCGCCGAAAGCCCCAGCAACGCGGAGCTGGGGACCATTGCCAACTGGAACCTGGTGCTGGCCACTCCCAACCGCGTGGGCGCGGTCTGCATCCGCACCAACGGCTAAGTCATGCCTGTCAAACCCAAGATTGACCCCTACCCGGAGCCGGTGGCGATGACCGCCATCAACCTGCGCCGGGTCAACCGGATGCAGGCGGAGAAAGGGCGCGCTGAGCGCCTGCAACGTTTGGCGCGACGGAACCGCGACGTCGCGTGGCTGATGTCGGAGCACCAGAAACTAGCCGCGCCGAAACCGGCCAAAAAGGCGAACGCGAAGTGACCGGCACCCAACAAGCGAGGCTGGCGGGATTCCGCGCCCAACTTACGGCGCGGGGTCATACGCTGATTCTGCAACCGGGCGGCCCAGCCTTTCCGGCATTGCTCCAGCCGGCCACCAACGAAAAAGGTGAGTATCACCTCGCCGAGGAAACCACCGTGACGGACATCGCAAGCATTCTGCGGGAAGACCTCGGGGCCGCGGCAATCACCCCCGGCACCATCCTGGCGGAAGGACCCACGCAATACCGGGTCGTGAAGGTCGAGGATCACCCCGTGGACATTGCCGTCAGGCTCCATTGCGAGGCGGTGAACCTGTGAACGCCACGGTGGACATCGAGTATCAGGAGTACGCCACCGCGCTTTCCGACTTTATCCGGGAGCGTGGAACGCTGCTGCCCAAGGCGCTGCGCAGTGAGGGCCGTCTTCTGGCGTCTCGCCTCGTGCGCTTCACCCCGCCCAAAACGCTCAGCCAGGGGCGCAAGGCTGTGGCGCGAGACATCCAGCGCGCCGTGCGCCCATTACAGGCGGCGGACTTCACTTCCCAACGCATCCGCAAGCTGATTCGCAAACGCGACTACGCGGGGCTGGAAGCTGTCTTTGCACGGTTCCCCCAAGGCAGCGAGTTGCACGGCGTCTCGGTGGTGGAACCGAAGTTCCCCGAGATGCACGAGCAGGCGCGAGCCAGCCGGGGCCGGGTGCTCAAATTCCAGCGCCGGGCAACCCCGGACGCCGACAAGGTCCGGGATTACATCCGAACCGTTCAGGGCCGCGTGGGTCGAGGGCGCTCGGGTTGGGCGGTTTCCTTGCTGGCTCTGGGCGGCAAACCGCCGGCGTGGGTGCTGCGCCACGCGAAGCGGGACACGGGTCTGTTCGAGGACTGGATTGACGCGCGGGGCTATATCCGCATGGAAAACCGATCGGAGTGGGCGGAGGCGGGCGATGAAGACCGCATTGTGGCCAACGCCGTCCGATCCAGAACGCGAAGTCTCCGTGAGGCCATTGCCAAGGCCCAGGCCCGGGCGGCGGAGAAAGCGAGGTTGAATTGAACCTCTGGGAAATCCAACCCGCTGTCGTGGCCCTGCTCCAGGCCGACCCAAGATTTTCGGGAGTGCCCGTTATCGCCGACGATGGCACCTATCCCAAAACCCCCGGGCGCGAAACCGCCCTGGCCGGCCCGGGCCTGGTTCTGATCGTCTGGGAAATTGAAAGCGACGGTTTGGTGGACGCCTCGGAAACGGGTCTGGCCGCGCACGATGTCTATACGCCCGTGGTGATCGAGGAAAATCCCACAACCTGCCGCGCTGAGACGGGCGTGAAGGTCGAAGCAGAGAAGGCATTGCAGTGGGTTCTCGAAGACGTGGCCGGCAAAGCGGCCGGGGCGCGGCGATTCCTCGCGATGGACCCGCCCTTCAAGAACTTCGGGAAGGTCAATGGCGTGCGGCGAATTGTCGTCAACCTGAGCCTGCGCAGCTTTGTGAAACCGCCATGAACCGCACCATCCTCCCCAGTCTTGCGGTCGGTTGGGCGGGTTCATTCGCCAGTTGGCTGACCACGGCGCATCCGGTCCTTTCGTTGCTGGCGACGTTCCTGGCGGCAGTGGCCTCGGTTTATGCCATCGTGGCCGCGTTTCGCACAGCCCAACTGCGACGGTTGGAGATTGAAGCTACGGCCCAAAAAGTTTGCGAGCACTGTCGCGCTGGCTATCCGCCCGCCGTGTGTCCGCTGATTGAACGTCCAAAAGACTGTCCCCTGAACCATTCCAGACCATGAATCACCTCATCACATTCCTCCAAGGCAAGAAGACCTACTTCACCGTGGGCATCGCCATTCTCTACATCGGCGGGGCCTATCTCGGCTTTTGGGAGTTGAGCGACGAAGTCCTGGCTGTGTTCGGTTTGGGGGCTTTAGCCTTCCTGCGGGCCGGAATCAAGAAGAACACCGCACCCACCCCCGGCAAATTGGCAGTGATGGCGGCCCTGGCTTCCTTGAGCCTGGCACTGGTCGGCTGCAGTTCCATTCAATCGGGCAATGACCCGGTCGTGGTGAACGCGGAGCGCACCACGCAATTGGCCGTCGATGTTTTCGATACGTTTCTCAAGTGGGAATACGACAATCGGCCAACGCTTTCGGTGACTCCGGAGATTCGAAAGACGGCGGACTTTATCCGCAGCAACGGTCCGGACTGGCTGCTGACGGCCCGCTCCATGACCAAGGCGTACAAGCAGAATCGCACGCCTGAGAACCAGGCCAACCTCGATACCGCCATTGCCACACTTCGCACGGCGATCAGCGAAGCCCGTCGCTACCTGGAAGCCAACGGGCTCACGCCAAACCCATAACCCCAAAGAAAGGACTCCATGCAACCCGCAGCCATTCTCGCTCTGATCGAAGCGGCCATCGCTTTGATCGAAAAAATCCCGTCCGCCGTGGCGGCGCTCAAACAGTCCGCCGAGCTGACGCCCGAACAGGAAGCCCTGTTGGACCAGCGCATTGCCGCGCTGAAAGACCAGGCGCACTGGAAATAACCCCTGACCGATACCTTTTATGCTTACTGCCTCTCGAATTCTCGGCAATCACGCCAAGTTCTTTCCCAAGGGCCGCGCCTTCACGCTCCCCGCCCCGGGCACCGCCGGGGTCGATGACCTGCCGGGTGACACCGATCCGGCGTGGACCGACCTCGGCGTGCTGTCCGAGGCCAGCGTCGAACCCAAGGTTGAGGAACGCCCCGTGTGGGCACCGTCTCCGGGTCGGCTTCGCAAGAAGCGGGTCCTGGAAACGAAGGATGAACTGACCATCACGCTCCGGTGCGAGGAACTCTCGAAGCTGGGCGTGCAGGCGATCTTCCGCACGGACGAAATCACGACGGCTGTCAGCAAGTATCAGCCGCTCGGTGGCAAGACCCTGGAGGGCTGGTTGCTTTACACCGTGTATGATCAGGATGATGAACTCTTCCTGACCACCCGCGTGTGGTGCCGCCTGAAAGCCAATGGACCGCTTACGGCCGGGGACGACATCGCTCGCATCGAGTATGTCGCCGACGTGCTCGACAACGACCTGAACGAAATCGAAAAACCCACCGAAGCATGAAGACCGAAACGCTCTTTGGCGGTTTGGAAATCGAGGTCACTCTCGTTTCCGGAGGGACGGAAAAGGCATTCATCCGCCAGATCCCAATCCGGCAGATGCCGCAGATGCTGGCCGCGCTCGAGGACGAGAATCGGCTGGTCGAGCTGTTCTGCGACAAGCCCGAAGGCTGGTCGGACACGCTCACGGTCGAGAGTTTCGAAAAGGTGGTGACCGAGGGGGAGAAGCTGAACGCGGATTTTTTCTCGCGCTGGGTTCAACGCCGGTTGACTCGCCAGGAAAAGGTTATGCCCGGCATCACCGCGCAGCTCGCGCGGAACGCCGGATTGCCTTCTCCGATTGGGTCGCCGAGTGCGCCGTTCGCTGCGGGCTGACCTTGGCCCAGGCCTGCGAACATTCTCCGGCTCAACTCAAACTCCTGGCGCGGGCCGCCTCTCGGATTGCCGCCGAGGGCGGCCTGCTTGGTTTGCACATTACCCAGGCGGGCATGGCGGCGGCCTGGTCGCGGGAGGGACGGCGCGGGTTTGACCGGTTGCTAAAGATTTTGACCGACCAGAGCAGAAATGGCTGAAACCTCCATTGCAGTTCGACTTGGACTGACGGGCCTGGCTTCGACCGAGGCGGGCCTGAAACGCTTCTTTGGTCTGGTCAACAAGGAAGGGCGTTCGGCGTCTGGGGGTGTTGCGGCACTGACTTCCGGCATCAAGAACATCGCCCTCGCCGCGGCTGGAGCCGCCAGCGCCTACGTTTCCATCCGCACCATCACCAGCGGAATCCGGGACATCGCCAAGTTGGGCAGTGACCTGAGCGACCTGGCGGCACGAAGCAACATCAGCGTCCGCAATCTCGTGGTCATGCGTCAGGCTTTTGACGATGCCGGGGTTGGGGCGGAACGCGTCAGCCAGTCCGTTGCCCTCATGCAGCGCCAGCTTGCCGAAGCGGCGACCTCGGGAAGCGGACCCGCAGCCGACGCCGTCAGCCGCCTGGGGCTGAACCTTAATGAACTCCTGGCAATGTCGCCGGATGAACAGTTCCGGCTGCTGGCTGAACGGATTGGATCGGTGGAGGACCCGGCCCTCCGGACCGGCATCGCGATGGACATCTTTGGCCGGTCAGGGAATGACCTGGTCACGTTGTTCAAGGACGCAGGGGCCTTCGAGCAGGCCGAGAAACGCCTTGGTGCTTTGCCCGAGGTCCTGGCGCGCAACGCCAACACCCTCGATGCGATTTCCGATTCATTGGCCAATCTGCCCAATCGCGCCCGCCAGTTCTTCGCTGGGGTGACGGATCAGATCGGCGGTTTCCTGCGCACCGTGCTCGAAGGCATCGAACGCATCGACCTTACGCGCCTTGGCCAGCAGGTCGGCGCCTTCCTCAAGGTGGCCATCGAACAGTGGCGGGCCGGGCGGTTTGCCGAGTTCATCAGCCTGACCATCGAGGCGGGATTTGAAATGGGCATCAACCTGGCCAAGGCACAATTTGAGAAGCTTCGGGACTGGGTTGGCTCGCCCGGCTTCTGGTCTGCCGTTGGGCTGGCCACCATCACGTTCATCAACGGCGTGACCAAAACGATGGTCACCGCCTTGCAGTTGACCCTGCAACTGATTGCCGCCGCCATCATTTATCAGGCCAGCCGATACCGTTACACCTTCGAAGCCGTTGCCGAACTGCTGCGCCAGGTCTTTACGGGTGTGGTCAACTTTCTGGCGGAGCAACTGGAGCGCGTAATCAATGCTGCGCTCCAATCGGCTGGACCGCTGTTGCGGGCGGTCGCTCCGGAGGTCAAGGTTCCCCGCGTGGCGTCCGACAGCCGGGAGGTCAAAGCGGCGATGACAGCGGCCCAGGCGTGGGAGGTTGCCGGGGCGGCAATGGACGATCAGGCCGATGCCGTGCGCCGTTTCTTCGACAACTCGACTCAGGCTGCACGGGAACTGCTCGACCTGAACCACGCGCTGGCCGGTGAAACCAATTCCCAAGGCACCGCCCTCGAACGCCTCAACCGTCTGATTGAAGAGCAGATTGCTCGACGCGAAGCCGAAGCCCAGGCGGTCGCCGAAGTCGCCCGGTCCACGGCAGGGTTGAAGGTCGCTGTAGGCGAGTTGCAGCGGCTCCGGGAGGCCGAGCGAGCCACGAAGGAGCGCCTGCAGGCGCTGGACCGGCAAAAGGCCGCGATTGAGGGGGACTTTACCCGGACGGAGGCTGAGAAGTTCGCCGCGAGGCGGGCCATTCTCGAAGAAGAGACCGCCCTTCTCAGGCAGATCGTGGCCCAGCTAAGGGAACGCGCCAGCCTGGCCGGCATCGGCGCTGAGGAGCGTGAACAAATCCTGGGACGCGCCGACTCCTTCGACAAGCAACTCGCCACGACCGAGAGGCAGCTCCAGGGCATGGGGCCCGACCCGGCCTCGATGGCGCAGCAGATGTCGGACGCCATTACGCAGCTTCAGAATCAGTTTGGGACGGTCCAACAGCAGATTGCTCGCGGCTTTTCCTCCACGATACAGTCGGCAGTCAACGGCGTCGCGTCGAGCATCGAAGGCTTGCTGCAAGGCACGATGGATTGGGCTGAGGCGCTCCAGAACGTGGGCCGCAGCATCCTCAGCGGCGTGATCTCTGCCATCAGCCGGATGGTGGCCGAATGGATTGCGGGGCGCGCTCTGATGGCGGCCAAGGAAATCTTCTTTTCCACCCAGGAAGCAGCGGCGAAAACTCCGAACGCGCTCCTGACGTCCATCACGAGCTACGGCCTGGCGGCCGTGATCGGCTTGGCAGCCCTGACGGCGGCGATGGCCGCGGTGGGTGGCTTTGCCGAAGGCGGCTTCACCGGCGCTGGCAACAAACTGGAACCGGCGGGCGTAGTGCATCGGGGCGAGTTCGTGATTCCCGCTGACCGCGTGTCGGAGTTTGGTGTCGGCTTCTTTGAGTCCATCCGCCAGGGGGCGCTCACTCCTGCCGACACCGTCGCCACAACGCCGGGCACGGCGTCCGGGGCCGAAGGGAAGCCCCTCACCATCATCCTGGTGGACTCGCGGAATGAGGCGCGGCAGTGGGTCGAAAGCGCCGAGGGACAGGCCCGCATCGTGGAAATCGTCCGCAACCAGCGCACTGAGATTGGCATTGCCTCATGAGCGTCGAATTGGTCAACGGATTTGTTCTGCTGCCCCACGCGCCGGATTGGAACGTGAAACCGCAGTTTCGGCGGGAGTGGCGTTCGAGCATCGCCGATGCGGTCACCGGCAAGGAGGACCGCCTTTCGTTCCGACCGTTGCCGCTCCGGGGCGTCGAGTTCCAGGTGACGCCTTACAGTTTCGAGGAATACCGCCGGCTAATGTGGCGGGTGCTCGCCGCAAAGAAGAGCGGTTGGGCGGCGATCCCGCTGTGGGGGCGAGGTTGCGCGCTGGCGAGTCCCGCGTCAGACCAAGCCGTCACGCTGGCCAGCGAAGAGGCCTGGGCTTGGAGGGCGGATGACTTTGTGTTCTTTTCGAACCTCGACCCGGATAACCCCGAAGCTTTCGAGGTCCGGCAAGTGAAGCGCGCCGAGGGCGCCACCCTGTTACTCGACCAGGCGCTGTCCCGGACCTATCGCCGGTTCTGCTGGCCTTTGATTCTCGGGCGTTTCAGCGCCAATGACATCGGCACACTCACCAGCCGTCTCGGCTCGGTGCGCATCGGGGTCCTCGAACGCGACACCCGAACCGTTTTCGACGTATCCGCCTGCCTGATTCCCGAAATCCTGAACGGAGGCGGCGATACGTTCGACTGTTATCAGCCGAATTTCTACGCCAACTCCTTGCCAGCGGCCGGGTCAGGCTTTTCAGGAACCTGGCTTTGCGGGGACAGCCCCTACGGCACGCCTTACGGCGACACCTTCAATGGCTACCCGGAAGGTATTGCGGGCGGAAGCCTGGAGAAAGGCACCGGGCTTGCGGGAGGATGGCTCTGGGGAGACAGCCCGTACGGCACGCCGCTTGGCGATACCTTCGAGTCGTACCCGGCAGGCAATGCCAGCGGCAACCTGAACGCGGGCACCGGGCTCATCGAGGCGTGGCTTTTCACATTATGAGCGTTGAAATCATACGTAAAACGGTTGCGGGCGAAACGGGCAATTGGCTCGTCTTGGGGAATGCTGCCATCGGGGCCAAGCTGGCCAGAGGCACGGACTGGACCAGGATCCGAATAGGCTTCCGCTATGCCGTTGAAAGCACCGGAGCCAATATCAGCGGCAGTCCGCGGCTTTGGGTCGGGGTGATGAGCAACCCCACCGCGGGCATGACCAACGGCCCGCTGGGCTCCGCCACGTCGCATTTCGTCGGCGTAAGAAGTTATGACTCCCTCTGGTGGTATCGCACCGGCTATTACGACGGAACCTCGGGCAACCCGCTATACGGGCGCGGGGTCGTGAGGGTGGGTGACGTCACCGTCGAGGGAGCCTCAGGGTCTGTCGCCACCATAGGCAAGGTCAATTTCGTTGGGCAGGAAAGAAGATGGTGGGGAATCGCGGAGATCAGAAAGGGCTCTCCAAATTTTACCGTGGGCTTCACGAACAATGCCGCCGATACCAACTATGACGCCTTCATCGAATCCTTGCTGAACCCCGGAACGATCGGCTCGACCGGATCGGGTGTCGCGGTGAACGAGGCAGCCAACGGCCCGCTAAACGCCATCTGCATCGCCTGGGACCGCCTGACCCCGCGCCTGCACTTTTCGGAAATCGCCTTCACCTACCTCCCATGATCTACCTCGACCGCCCAGTGTTCGATTTCGAGATCGACTGGTCCCGCCTTCCTTCGGCCCGGTTCGAATACGATCTGCGTGCGCTCGAAATCGGCTTCGGCCCGCCGGCGTTCGCGCCGTTGCAGGATCATGTCGTTCACGGGTTCCAGTTCGAAGTCCTCATGGACAGCCCCAACAGAATAGCAGCGGTCGAATCATTTTTTGACTCGGTCCAGGGACGGCTCCAAGGTTTTTGGCTGCCAGGCCCGCAGGAAGCTTTTCGCATCGTAGCGCCGGTCGATGCCTCGACGTTCGACATCGCCAGCCAAGGTCTGGCACAGACGTTCGGCGAGCATCCGGCAAACCATGTCCTGTTTACCAAACCAGGTCGCAGTTCAGTCGCGACTCAAATGCTTGCAGTGGCTGACCACGGAAACGGAACCGAACGGGTGACGGTTCAAGCCGCGGCGCAGGTTGATCCAACGTGGCGGGCTTGGCCGCTTCACTACGTTCGGCTGGCTCAGGACCTCGAGCAGGGCACGTTCGAGGCGGAGGGCGTTCTGGTTTACTCGGTTCGGGTGGTCGAACTGCCAACCGAATACGCCCTGGCCGAGACGGGACAACGGCCCGTGTTCCTCTACCATATCTGGTCGGAGTTCAACGGCGCGGCGCAGCACTGGCACTACACCAGTTATCCGCTCGACCTCGAACTGGGCGGCCAGGAGTACCTTGCGAAGCGAATCACGCACGGCGCTCTGAGCCTCAGCAGCAAGGCGGACCGCGAGGAAGTCAGCATCGAGACGCTTTACGAACCAGGCAACCCGCTGTCCCTGCTGTTTCCCCTCAGACTGTCCACACCTCTCTGGGTCGAAATCCTCGAAGGCAACCTCGCCAACGGGTCCCTCCCAACACCCGTTTTCCGAGGACTCGCGCTTTCGGCTTCAGTTCAGGGCAAGAAGGAAACCGTGCGCTGCGCTTCCGCCATGGACTCGATGCGGGCAAACGTTCCTTGCATGATGCTGCAACCCCGCTGCAACTATCGCTTGTATGAGCCGAACACCTGCCGGGTGAACCCGGACCTGCACAAGATTGCCGTGACGCTGGTCAGCGCCTCCCGTCGGGAAGCCATCGTTTCGGGCGCGGGACTGACCGGCAAAGCCGCCCAGTACTTTTCGGAGGGTTGGGTTCAGTTCGGGACGGGAGCAACTTTCGAGGTTCGCACGGTCCTGGGTAGCACCGCCGAGGATTCCGGGGAAGTTACGCTCATCCTGAACGCGCCTCTGGCCTACGCCACCGCTGCTGACGTGGGATTGCTCTATCCCGGTTGCGACGGAACTACCGGAGCTTGCGCGCTCAAGTTCTCCAACTTCGCCAATTGGGGCGGGCATCGCATTCCTCTGCGGAACCTGGCGTTGAAGGCGATGGAGATCAAAGTCGGCTCCGGAGGGAAGAAATGAGGACACCCTTCTATCACACCCCCGAGCGGAAACGGCAGTTGACCGAGGCTGCGGAGCGATGGCTGGGAACTCCATTCCACCCGCACGCCTGCATTCTTCAAGTAGGGGTGGACTGCGTGAACCTTCTCGCCGCCATCTACCAGGAATCCGGCGCTCTCGAGGGCTGGCAGTTTCCAGCTTACACAATGGACGGTGGTGACCACCGCAACGTCTCCCAGGTGCTCGAATGGCTGGACTGCCATCCTCGCTTCGAGCGCCTGCCTGCCGGGGAACCGCTTCAACCGGGTGACTTGCTTTGTTTCCGGCTCGGCCGGGTCCCGCATCACGTCGGCTTGCTAGTGACCGGCAATCGTTTCATCCATGCCATGCGCCATTACGGCGTAATCGAATCCCAACTCGACGACCCCACTTTCGCCGAGCGGTTCGTTGTCGCTTACCGACCGGTGCTATGAGCTTCTTTTCCTCAACCAAAAACGTCCCGCAGCCTCGGCAGAAGCCGTTCAATGTCGATGAGCAGCGCACCTCCACCAACGAGCAGGCGCGGCCTGTCCCCTACTTCGCCGGCATCGCACGTCTGGGCGTCACGTTCATCAGCAAGGCCTTCAACGTGCGCTCCGAGAAGGTCCAGATGAAGGTGGGCAAAAAACGGCAGACTGTTGGTTACAACTACTTCGCCAGTTTCGCCGCTTTGATCGCTCACGGCCCTATCGACCGCCTCGACGCCATCTGGATGGATGACGAGCTGGTCTGGAAAGGTCCGCTTGCCCGCAGTGGCGACTACGCCCTCATCACGATTCCTGGAAGGGGCAACGTCCGCTTCTACTGGGGCACCACCACGCAGACGCAGGATTCGATTCTCGCCACCAGCGGCATCTTGCATCCCGCCTATCGGGGCCAGGCCTACATGGTTTTCAATCACTTGTTCTTTGGCCAGGACCGCACCAATGCCCCGAACATCGAGGTGCTCGTAACGCGCTGGCCCAACGCCCCCTGGCTGCCAACGCCCAACAGCATTCAGGATGACGTGAACCCCGTGATTCCGCTTTGGGACCTCTGGACCAATCCCCGCTACGGCCTGGGGATGTCCGAAAGCAGGCTGGACCTGGCTGCGTTGGCAACGGTGGGCACGAAACTTAATGCCGAAGGAATCGGCGTGTCCCCCGTCATCAACAGGCCCCTCAACTTCCGCCAGTTCCTGATTGAACTGTGCGAGTGTTTCGACGCCTATCCAACCTATGACGCGCAGGGTCGGCTGGGCTTGGCGCTGGTCCGCGACTCCGCCGCAGTGGCTCCCGTGATTGGTCCCGCCGATCTCGTGGATGCGCCCACGCTTAATCCGCAAGGCTGGCACGAAACGTTCAACGAGACCTTTGTCCGGTTTACGGATCGCTCCCACCGGTATGAGGAAAGCTCTGTTGCCTACCGCGACCGGGGCAACTTCCAGATTACCCAGACCATGCTGGCGCAAACGTTGAGCCGCCTCTGGATTACGCGGCAGGCCGTGGCGCAGAAAATCGCAAACGCCGCTGGCCGGGTGGCGGCGCAACCACTGCTCAGCGGCTCAATGCGGGTGCGCAAGTCCAGCGCGGCCGCCCTGACGGTCGGCGGCACCTTCACACTGAACTTTCCACAAAGTGGCGTGAATGGGGTCCTGTGTCGGGTGGAGCGCCTCACTCTGCCCGCACCCGGCCAGGGAGAAGCCACGGTTGCGTTCAGCGAGGACACCGGGTTCTACAACGCAGACCACTACACGGCGGAGACTGATTCGCCCGAAGTCGAAGACGTTTTCGAGGTCCAGGAGTTGGCTTACCAAAAGCTCATCGAAGCTCCCTGGGCCATAAAGGAAACCAGCACGCCCATTATCCTGTTCATGGCAGCTCGCGGCGACGAGCTCAGCAACGGGTTTAACCTCTGGAAGCAACGGAGCGACCTCTCGTTTCAGGATGCTGGTTCTTTCGACAGTTTTGCGCAACGGTCGCACCTTGTGGCCGATTACCCGGCAGACACGCTCCTCATCGATGATTATCTGGGGCTGGAGATTCAGTTGGACTCACTCGACCAGGAATTGGACGAGCATGCGTTTTCCGACGCGCAGCAGAATCGGCTGCTGGTTTTTGTCGGCGATGAAATCATGAGCGTCTGGAACGCTCAGTTGCTCGCTGCCGGACGCTATCGGCTCTGGACCATACGCGCCCGTTATGACACGAAGCGAAAGGCGCATCCCGCGAATACCGAAGCTTGGGTTGTGCTTCGGGACGCCCTGGCGATGCGGTCGGACGACATGAGTCCTCCAGACAAGACGTTCAAGCTTCAGCCCTTCCTTCTGCAAAGCGAGTTCGACCTCGCCCAAGTGGACGCGGTAACGATCACGCTTCAGAAACGCGCCTACCGCCCGCTGGCACCGCTAAACCTCCGAGTGGCGGGCGATGGCTACAACCCGACCTACTCCAGCGGGTCAGACATCGTCGCCAATTGGGATCGGTCGGCAAAGCGTTCCTCGCAAGACCCGGTCACGCAGGCTCTCGCCCCGGACATTGACGGCACCACGCTCGAAGTACTGACCACCGGGGATGTCCTCAAAGGCACGTTCGAGTTTTCGGGCGGAACCGGCCCGAAGACCATCACCAACGCCCAGCTCGTGGCCGCGCTGGGCAGCGAAAGTGATTTCAAGCTGCGGGCCTACTTCGTCCGCAGCGGCTACCGAAGCCTCACCTATGACGAAGTGACCGTGAGAAAGATTTGATCTATGGCAACCATAACCCCAGGCAGACTGCTCGATGTCAACAACGCCGCCGATTTCGTGGCGTTGACCGAAACCAACTTCGAAATCCTGACCGCCGAGGTCTTCAAGCAAGAAGCCACTTTCGTCAGCGGCGTGCCGACCACCACCATCGGCCCGCCCACCACCGGCTCACACGTCTTGAACGAACTCTGGAAGGATGCGCTCGGCGCGGTGTTCAAATGCACGGTAGCCGGGACGCCAGGAACCTGGAAGCAGATGCTTCCCGCAGCCGTTACCGCCGATCCTTCTAGCGGAACGATTCCAACGGGTTACCTCGTCCTAAACGTCACACAGGGGACGCTGAAGCGCCACGCCGGCGGCTATTCGTGGGAGACCATCGTCGGCGCGACTGGCGGGAAGATTGGTTTCTGGGGCGTGACGCCGACCACGCAACCAGCAGGCGCGGGACAGGCGGCGGTGGCGCCTGCAAATGCGGATGGCGCGATTGGAGGACTCGCCGTTTCCGATCCACCGACGCAATTGGAGGTCCAGGCGTTGCGGGACAAGTGCGAGGAACTGGCCGATGACGTGCGTGCGCTTTCGACTCTGGTTCACGCGCTCCGGACCGCGCTGGTGAACTCGGGGCTGATTAAGGGCAGCGCATAAAATCGGCTTGAACTTGAGCCCTTCAGGTTCGCCCGCGCCAAATATTTGGCAAAAGTTTGGAAAAGCGCCCCGGTGCGCCACAGTGCGCCACAGTGCGCCCAAAAGAGCAAAGGCCG